TCTCTTTGTTGTAAAGCTTTTTCACTAATATCTCTAAGCTGTTGGTTGTAACCAAATTCTTTATCCATTAATGTTCCTTTAAGTTGAGCCTCTGCATTTAGTCTTTCAATTTCAAAAGCTACTTTAGCTTGTTCTAATTGCATTTTAGCTTGGCTTTCAGCTTGAATTTTTTGCATAGCCGTTTGAGCGGCTAATTGTTGAGACTGCATTTGTATCTGACCTTGCTGTTGTTGTTTCTGCATTTCAAACTGTCTATCTTGTTCTTCTTTTTTCAACCTCTTCATTTTAAGAAGTTGATTAGCAAGTTTTAAATTATGTATTTCTCTTATGTCTATTGCGTCTTCTAAGTTTATATCACCTTTAGATAATGCTAAACTAATGTTTTGCTCTAATTGTGCTTTTTCTTCAATATCTGGAGTAACCTCTATAAATATACCAAAGTCATAAATATATAAGTCATTCATTTCTTTAATAACAGCAACATTATATTTACCAATTTGATTTGCAAACTCTTCTTTAAATTCTGCATATTGCAATATATCTCCCATACGAAGAGTTAACCCTTCCGCTAAAGTTCTATAAATATATAAAGCGCCATCTAAAATATGTCTAGTAGCGGTATTAGAATTAAGCGCTGCCATTTTTTGAATACCAACTAATGCATTTGCATCTGGTGTATTTCCATCTTTAGCTTCACTTAATCCTGTCACTTGTCTTATCATATTTAAATAGTTATTTAAATTAGTAATAAGCATTTGAGTTTTACTAGCTCCAGAGTTAGAGGTTAATTGTGTAATTGGAACTTTACCTTGATTAAAATCTCCATCTTGTGTATAGCTCCTTCCCACTACACTACCAGTTTGAAAATACAAACGCAAAGCGTCTTCTGGATTATATGCATTACCAGTTCCTAAATCTACTTCGTTTAAACCATCTGCATCTATATAAACACCATCTGGTACAACTCTTGATATAACTTGTTGTAATTTTAAATGTGTAAGTTGAATTAAATCAGCAAATGGTAACATTCTTCTTGTCAAAGACTCTATCACTCCTTTATACATTCTTGGTGCAGTTGCAACATAATTAGGTAATGCATTCTGCGTAGCCGATTTAGGTCTTACCATATTTTCAGCTAATTCCCATTTTAAAACAATATCAGTTCCCATAACCATAATACCATTATACCAAACATCTATAGTTTTTTCAACTTTTTCAAATTTTCCATCCTCCATCATTTCATCTGGTGGATTAAACTGGTCATCTTTTTCTATAATTTTAGAACCTCCATTTTCATTATACTTCTTTTTATAAACATATTTTTTTGTAGTTTTATAATTAAAGTATAATAATGTACAGGTGTCTTTATAAAATAAGCTATTGTCATAATATTGAGCCACATTAAAATAATCATACCACTGTTGACTTCTTGTACTAATTTCTTCTAAATCTTCTTTTGTTAAAGATTGGTCAATTTTCATTAACTCTGTTATTGCAAGAGTTTTAATTTCTCCCCAATAAAAACAATCTTTAAAATGTGGGTCTTCAGTATAACTATAAATTAAATTAGCTGGGTCAATATATGAAATCTTAACTCCATTGCCTGGCTCAAATTCGTGCTTAGCCGCTCCAATACCTAATACTGTTAAATCATAATCAATTCTTTTTCTAATATCTTCATAATGATTTAAAGCAAATAAAGTATCAATACCTTCTTCTTGAGCTATTTCAATAGCTGGCTTATAATTAAGCTGCATATAAAGCGCTAACTCTTCATTTGAATTTGGTAAATCTTCTGGACTCATAGTAAAAGGATTAACCCCAAAGTTATCTTGAACTGCTTTGAGCATATCTTTAGAAACCATTTGTGCCTCAATCATATCTTGAAATTGCGTTCGTCTACTTTGAGACATTGCATCTTGAGCATATGCATTCACTTTGAAAAGCCTGTCTGACATTCCATTAACAACTAAGTCAATAAACTTTGGAATAACAGGAACAATCGCCCAATCTAAATTTAAATACGATAAATCTCCGTCTACCGCTAACTCGTTTTTATATTTGGCTATTGACTGCTCCCCTCGAGCATACAATCTTAATCTGTTAAAGTCTTGCCATTGACTGTAATATCTACAACTGTTTGAATCTTTTCTAAACCATTCGTATTGTATAGCTTGACCTATCATTAAACCATACTCTTCTGTAGCCATTTCTGCTTCAGAAGCAAACTGATTAGGAAACCCAACATTAGATATATTTATTTTAGTTTCTATCATTTATTTTAGTAATTCGCTCAAAGTTCCTTTATTAGCATATCTTGCAAAGTTAATGCTTATTTTTGATTGTTTTTTAGTAGGCGTGTATAGGTGTTTTTGATTAGCCATAATAGCTAATCCAGAGCTAATTGAAGCATCATATTTAGTCCTATTGTTTATCTCAAATTTTGCCCAATCTTCCAAAGTTCTCATAAATGGCATTGTACCCATTTCATCTACATCTCTAAACGTACCAGTAGAATCAATACCTACATATTTTTCAATATATGATTCAATTGCTGCTGCGTGAGATTGTTTTACATCTTCTGATGAATTAGGAATACCACCTAATTCTCTTTCTGTTTTCGAAAGTTTGTTATATGTTTTGTCTGGTCTGTTCATACTAAAACCTCTATACCCTCTGTTTTTAAAATGATATAAAAGTCTTGGTTTATTATTTTCACACAGTAAAGGCATTCCATAAAATACACACGCCATTAATACGTCTTCAAAAAATATCTCTGCTGTTTGTGGTCTAGCAACATATTCTAAAAAAAACTCATTACTAGGAGCGTTATCCATATTAAATTTAGTCATTCCGTGCAAAGCTCCATTAGAACCTTTACCGCCAACTGTTCCAGAAATATCATAAGAGTCACATCCAAAAGACCCCAAGTGTTCATTACCAGGATATTTAGTTCCATTACGCTCTGTATATCTGTTTTGCATATTAAACTCTGGAGTCCAGCTAACTAAAAATCTACCATTTTTATTTGGAGAAAATATTACTTTAGAATCTTTTATACCATTATCCCATTGAAAAGAACCACGAGTAGTATGCTGCTCTAATATTAATGAGTCATTATAATCTATCTGTTGATATATTTTTGTTAAATTAAATAATGATTGATTACTTTCATCTCTGAATGCGTGTGATTCAGTACGTGGAAATTGTCTGTAAAACTCGTTTAAAGCATTAGCATCTGATTTCAATGAATCAACTTCATTTTGCCAGTAGTCAATTGCTCCTACATTAATAGGTTCATTATCAATACCTAAAACTGGTTTTTCTGGAGTATCTAACACTGGCATACCATACCTATCAATAAACCCTTCCATATTCCATTCCATAGGTATAAATAAATTGTATAGACCGCTTTTGGTTTGACCGTTAGCATTTCTTTTATTAATATCGGAATCTTCATATAATTTTTTAAAACTACTACCACCTTTGTTTAAAGCATTAGATGTTGAACCCATCATACATTTACCAATAATTTTTCTACCTAATCTTAAACAAGTTTTAGTAACTCGCCAATTGTTTAATATATCATTAGGTCTTATCCACTTTCCACTTTCATCGTGTACAAGTAATAATAGTTTTTCACCATCATAGCTATTGTCATCCGTATTTTTCCAGTCAATGGTAGTATCTAACCCATCCATTTCAAACTCATCTTTAAGATGCATATTTTTTTTAGTTATCTTAGAAGCAGGAACTCTAAAAGCTAATTCGGTTTTAGGTTTATCCATACCGTCTTGTATGGGTTTAAAAAAGAAAGGATAGTTATTTGTAATAGGTACTACTTTATCAGTAAACATTTTTTTTGCATCTGCACCAGTTTTAGACAATATTCCTATTCTAGAATCTTTAGATATAGTTCCAATATTTGCACACTCTTCTGAACCCATAAATGAAAATCCAGAACGTCTTATTTTTAAATAACAAATACCAAAGCTTCTGGGGTCAGCTTTGCACGCTTCCCAATAAATATAAAACAATCTATTTGCTTCTCTATAATCTGGATAACCAACATCTATTTTTGTCCATTGTAAATACATATAATGAGAACCTGTTATATAGGTTGGTTCACCATTATTTAAAAACCAATGCCCTTCTTCTCTCCTTTCGAACTCTCTTTCAATATAATCTACCCACAGATTTTTAAACGTAGCAGGCATTTCATTCCACTGAAATATTGTTTGAATTTTTGATAAAACTTTTGGATATTCTTGACGTACCCAATATTGTGAAGTTTTGTTTTTTAGTCGTGTACGACTAAATACAGGAGATAATGGTAATGCGATATCTAAACCATTAATAGATATAATATCACCTATCTGTCCAGTTTTAGATATAATAATTATATTATAAGTAGAATTATAACCATACTTCCATTTTCTTGTTTTATTTTGTTTTGTTAAAACATTTTTTGGAATTATGCCATCTAATTTCTCATATAATTTATTTGGAGTTTCTTTCTGCAAATCCTTGTTTTGTATCAGTTTTTAAAAATCCTTTTTCGGCTAATTCAATATTTTCTTTTTCTGCTTGTATTCTGTTTAATATTTCAAACGCATCCATAATGCATAATTTTTTTGTAGCTGCTGCATTTTTTAATCTGTCAGCTGACAAGTCATCTTCTGGGTCGTGTTTTATAATAGGTTCCTTTGCAACTTTAATCAATTGCTCCACCGCCCTGTGTCCAGCTTTTATAATCTCTAACTTTATGTTTTTTGAATCCATCTTTTTTTCGATTATATTTAATTTTAGGTTTTAACTCTCCTTCTCTAATAGTAGTTTTAAATTTTTTTCTTTTTTTCATTACAAAACTGCAGTAATACTTTGCGTATATATACGATATAATTTTTCTCCATCAACAGTAAATTCATATTCTGTATCTGGTTTATATGTAACTTTATCTCCTACATTTACACCATAGCTTTTTAATTCATCACTAATATATTTTATATGACCTATCAATGGTTCAAACTCAGTGTTTTTATAAATAATTGAGTCTTGTTTTTCTAATGGTTTTACAAAACAAAACCTGTCGTGAGAATACCATTTTCCTTTTTGTTTGTATAAAAAAAACTGGTCAGAGTCTACAAAAAACAAATTGTCTTTTAAAAAACTTTTACCGCTTTTTTGTCTTCCTTTCATATCATAATAATATTTAAATACATTATGATGAACTAATAAAGTGTCTCCTTTTTTTATGTTACCAGTATAACCTAAAGGAACATTAATAACAATAGCCTCACGATTTGAAAACTTGTGGTCTTCTTGAGAAGTGCTAGTTATAAACTCTAAACCATCGATATCCGTTGTATTATTATACCGTTTATTATTAACAGGCTTTACAATAAAATCAAAAAGAGATTGCATTAAAAATTAATATTATACTCAATAGATACAGGCATTGTAGAAGAAAAAGACTTCCACAATACTATTTTGTCTTCTTGAATAATGTAAATTTGAAAGTTAGATAATTGCTTGCTATACCTAATTAAATGAATCTTATAGTGACCACCTAAAATTTCTTGTCCAACTAAATAGTGCATAGCACCAGACTTATAATCTGGACCTACAGAAATTTTACGAATATCCATTTAACTCTGTGTTATAACTCGATATAAAATATTTACAATTGCAGTTCCATTACCTTGAGTAGGGTTTTGAGTAAGAGCCTTGATGGTTAATGCGGAATTAGCACTTAACTTTACATTTTCAATTAATGTAGAATTGTATGCAACATTAACAGCTGAATTATACACAGAACCTGCCCAAGAGCCAGCATCGTCTGTTCCAGTTTCTAAAACTATTTCTCCTGCTCCAGCAACAAAGTCATAAGCTTGTGTGCCATAAGTAAAAAATACAGTAGCACGGATAATTTGAATATATGTATTCGCTCCTTGAGCCGCGATTAAAGTAACTGGAGAGGAAAAAAGATTTAAAAGCTGTGTAGTAGATAAAGTGACTTTAGTAGACTGTAGCGATGTGCTAGCAAAAAAACTTGATATACTATTTAAAGTTGCGGTTTTTGTTGCTAAAGCATCTGTTTTATCCGTTAATATTAAATAGTCCTCTCCATCTGGTACGATGTTAGGATAACTATTAGTGTCACTTATTCTTGCCATATTATGCTTTTTTTAAGTCTGCTGGAGCCTCTGGAGTAACAACCCCAGTTTGCAAATTAATTTGCGCGTTCTCTCCGTATATTTTAATTAACTCTACTTCTTTACTTTTGAACTGAGTTTGAATTAGGTCGATTTGAGCCATAGTGTTTTTTTGTTCTATGATTGTGTCTCCTAATCTAACTTTTAAGGCGTACATCTTTTGTTGTAATCCTTGAATTTCTCCTAACTCTTCAGTTGTAAGTTTTTGTTGTTTTGCTTTTTTTGCCATTTGATTTAATTTAATTATTATTATTATTTTTTACAAAGATAAGTAAAATATTTTTTAACCACCTGTATCGTTTGCTTTG